TTGCGATATACAGAGTTCTCAGATTCGTTATTAATTATTAAATCATTCCGCACGCTATTCTTCAATAGCACGTCATGGTTATTAATGAAATTATTACCTGCTGGCTGGGTCGTATCGGCAGGCATATTAAAATGAATTGTAATGGTCATACTCGTACCACCGCTTGCAATTACACCACCGATATAAGGTGTTCGTGCGCTGTTCTCTTCACTCGGTTGTTCGCCATACCATTCCATTTGAAATGAGCCATCAACACTTGGCTCACCCTCTTCTGGAGTAATTAAACAAACACGATACTTCCAACCTGCAATGGGATAATCTTGATACGCCCAATTTACAATCTGAGCAAATAACCATTGACTGAAATATATTTCATCGCCAACAACAAGAGGCTGAGCCAACGTGTGTGTTATGCTAAATATATTCCGATTCGCCATGCAACTGCCATGAAACACCTCGCAGTCAGCATTGAAGTTACTATTGTCAATCGTGACCTCACTACTCGCATCGTCAAGCCTCCAAGCGGTTGTTGCAATTTCGCAATATACTTCCTCCCATGTGAGATTGACCCGAACAATATTACCGCTTCGAGTTACCAATATTGTACATGAACCAATGCCCGGCACGCCATCACCAACATACGTCATTGTGTATGTCCTGCACTGACATATTGCGAACGCATCAGATGCGGGCAATCCCGTAAATGCAGGGCAGGTGCAACTAAATGCGTATGTGTGCGCACCATCCGAATTGCAGAACTGCAAGTCGATTGTATCGCCATCGCAAATGCGTCCAAGGTTCACATCGAAACTCGCACCACTTACGCCTATATCAATTATTTGTCTGTTTGCCATAATTAAAATTCGCCTGTAATTCTTATTGTTCTATCGCCAAAATTGGCAATGATTGTATTGATTTTGCCCTGTACACTTGTGCCGTATGGTGTCTGCATTCTCACGGTTCTATTAACGGAAAGGTTCTTCACCATCACGCAATCCATCTTGGCTTCGATTTCATAATCCCAGAAGCGGTATGGGTTATTAATTGGGTCGTCAATGGAGTGGAAGTCATTGTAAATGTTTGGTGTGTTTGTTGTAAAGTTATTTTGCTCTATGATATTAAACACTGGATTTGGCGCATTACCAATTGTAACCCACACGTTATTAATAGTATCAAATTGAGTAAGTTGTGCAACACGAGGCTTTTTAAAATTATCATTGCTTGTCGGGTCGGCTTCAAAGTATTTATGAACTGCAAATTCATTATCTTGAAATACACATGCGCCTTGAAATTGCCCTAAGTTTGGGTATGTTGTATTGAGAAGCCCTATAAGGGGATACCCATCTATTATAGAATCGTATGGTCTGAATGCTATTGGAGCGTAACTTAACTGCTTGTCTAATATTCCATCCCATGCCTCCCAACCAGCAGGCGAATTGTGGATTCTTATGTAATCAAAAAAGCCACTATACAATTTGTTTTTTTCATTGCCACTCTTTTCTGACATATCGTTTTGCGCTTCAATTCTCTGACCTGCATGCACTTTGCCTTGATTGTATTTAAAACAAGCACCGTTGAGTATATTGCCCTTCTTTGATTCGGCAATTGCATCGAGTAATATAGCCGAACCAAAGTAATAATCTTTACGCTCCATGTAAACACGACCATTTTCAATCCACCACAAGGCATTGAAGTCCTTGGCTACCATATCGAGAAATTCGGTAATGGTCTGTCGTGGTCTATTCTCAACAATGTAGCGTGTTGTGCTATTAACTTGCACGCCTTTTTTAAGGGGCGCATTGATAAGAGCAACGGAATAATAACGGCTATTTACATTTTCTAAAAACGAAGAAACGAATGGTTGATTTTGATTGCACTGGCAATATATTGAAGCCTCATTAATATAGTCCTTTATGTATGGCGATGGGTGAAGCCTGCCACACCCTGTTACGCCTTGCCCTATAAAGGTTAATAGTGTAGCAATTGGGTTGTTTGGAAACGCTAAACTAATTAAAGTATTAACAGCCCCAACAACAAAAAATAATATTAAAGACATTGATAAAAACACATAAAAGAATAACGCAGGGCGCATCTCATTGCAGTATGGTATTTTGGGAATTGCAATGGTACTATTCGGATTAACTAACCAATGATTGGTATTAAATGAACCATCAGGATTCTCAAGGTCGGTCGTAATTGGCGTGCGCTTGAAACAATCATAAATGCGTTCATCAGGGTCTTGCCTCGTCATGCGAGCGACAACGAAGCAATCACCTGTGCAGTAATCGACACTATCGCCTTTAATTATGAAATCTTGATACACGAAATCATTACAGCACTCATCCCAAATTTGAACCTTAATATACTTATACAATCCCTGCTGACTTGCTACGAGGGTATTAAATATCAAATCGAATCCATCATCAAAGAACTTCAATTCGTTCGTGTACGCCTTCTGTGTTGCACCCGTTTGCTCATCTCGTGAATAGGTTACACTGAACGATTCTAAACCTTCTATGCGTCCTCTAATGGGCGTGCCGTTTAATCTTACTTGTAGTGAACTCATAGTCGTGTCTTTAATCGGTTCATGTTGGCGTGGCTTCGGTCGGTAATAACTGCAATGCCGTTGTGGTCAATTCGCACATCTGTGTGTGGTATGTATTTGGCAATTGATTTGCCGAGTTGGTTGTAATCAATGTCACCCGAACTTTGCTGACCTGCATACACTCCACCCGTTGCAAGTTTGGCGATGAAGCCCGCCTCTTTATCTGATATTTTGCGGTCGTGTGCTAAGTCCATTAATGCACTATATCCGGGCTGAGTGTTGATGTCCTCAGGCACTACACGCTCGTTAGGTGTTAGGATAGCATGAACACTATCTTTGCCCCGAACCGCACCACGAACCATTGGTACTTTCTTCGTGCCTTTGTTGTATGGAATTGGGGATGCAATGACGGTAGAGGCTTGAAGTGCACCAAGTGCGATAATAAACGGGGATATCGCACCAAACGAAGCAAGATTTGAAGGATTCGATAAGGCAATCGCTGTATTCATACCAATAGTAAACAATGCCCCTGCCTTATCAATTACGGCTTGTCTGCGCTTAATCTTACGCATTTGTGCTTCGTATGCCTCTTGACTAATTACACCCTGCTGTAATTGCTCTTGCAGTTGCTGTGTTTGACTTTGTGTATATCTTGCGTTGAGTGCAGATAGCAGGTCGAACGTCTGCATTGCCATTTCAATCTTAATGTTTTTCTTTTGTTCTTCAATGTCTTTAGTGGCTTGTATTTCTTTCCCAAATTCTGAGCCAACCCCAGCCACTATACCCGCAATTGTAGCACCGCTTGTGTCTTCTGACTGTTGTTTCTCATGCGCTTTTAATTTCTCTAATCCTTTATCCTTAGATTCAATTAACTTCTTAACCTGCTCATTTGTTTGATTGTCAATTTCATTTAATATCGAAGCCTGCTCGTCTTTTGTCAAGGCACGAAATGCGGGATTTTCCTGCAAATCTTCTACCTGAAATTCTGCACTCTGCTTTAATTTCCCTACATCTGTTTTTTCGGCAAGAATTGCACGCCTCCGCATGTCATCAGTTGCCTTTGCCAGCCTCTCCATTTCCTTAACCTCATCTTTAGTTATGGCTAAAGACTTCTGCTTAGGTGCTTCAATTGACTGCGATGCCTGCCTGTATAAATCTGCCTTAACCCTTAATTCGATTAATTGCTTTTGTTCATCCTCGGTTAATTTAGACCGTTCGGCAATTAATTGACTCATTACCTTCTCACGAACTTCGGGAGTCTTGCCGTATCTGTGGTCAATATTCGCTTGCTCTTCTTTAGTTATTTTGCCAACTTTCTTAAGCAATTTAATACGCTTACTATCGGCATACTCTGCATCTTTTATAAGTTGCTCTGCCGTTTCTTTACTTGTCTTCTTTTGCTCTTCCGATGTCGTTATAAATGAATCAATCTGCCGTTGTTGAAATGCACGATATTCGGCTTCGTATTCTTCAATCCCTGCTTTCTCAAGGTCAATTAAGAAGTCATTCATTGCCTCGCCACCATCGAACGGGGCAATCAGTGCGCTGAATGTTGCCCTTGCCCCGATAAATGCATTCTCAAGTGTTTTAATCGTGCCTATCAATAACTTTACACCCAGTACCGATGCACCGCTATTGGCTGCGGTTAAATACAATGACGTCCATGCGTTGTCAAGTCGTGCTAAATCAGCTTGTAATCCTGATGCCAATTTGGATGCATTCTCGCCGAATGCGTTCTCCATTTCCTCGGCAAATTTTGGAAGGACTTCGGATGCAATGAGATTTCCCGATGCCATCATCTTGTCAAGTTCTTGGGTTGTAACGCCCAATGATTTTGCCATTATACCAAACGCCGCAGGCATGGCTTCCCCTAATTGACCCCGTAATTCCTCTGCTTGTATTTTGCCCTTCCCAATCATTTGCGTAAGTGCCGTAAATGCTCGGCTTGCCGTTTCCGCATTTGCCCCACTGCCCTTTATTGCAATGGTCATGGATTTGAATATCTTTTCGGCTTTACCTAATTCCATGCCCGATGCTTTTGCACCTGCTACGAATGAAGCGTAATTTTCAGTAAGCGATTTTAATTCGATGCCGTATTTATTTGCCATGAAGGCAAGGTCGGTAAATACATCAGTGCCTTTTTCTTGACTGCCATAAAGACCATCAAGTCTAACCTTTAGCGATTCCATTTGTGCGCTGACCTTGGTCATTTCCTTGCCGAATGCAATCAATTCAGTGACTGCAAATGCGCTCGCCACCATTCCCGCTATATTGCCTAATGCGTTCTGAAATTGCCCTACGCCTGCTGTGGCTTGCTTGGTCTTTTTCCCGACATCATCAACTGCCTGACCTGTCTTCTTCATGCCTGCGTCAAAGTTTGACGTGTCGGCTGAAATCTTAAATACTATATTCTGAGCCATGATGTTTTTAGTTTAACCTTTGTATGGCTCAGAGCCTATTCGCTTGGGTAGCGATATGCAAATATACGAAATTATCTATTTCGCTTGGGTATTAAATGCATTGCTGATAAACATTGCGTGCTCGTATGCCTCTTGTCTATTCAGACGTGTTACATCTTCATCCGATGAAGGCACATACGGCACTCTTGCAATTTTATACTTACCGCCCCATTTCGTGCCGACAACATTCCATGCAGATTTTGATTGGGAGTGTACTACTTTGGTGGCTATCATTTCGCTTGGGTAGATTGATGCTTTAAATGTATGTCATATCGGTAAGTATCGAGAATCGCACCGTACTCGTCTATGCCCTTATGAAGTAGTAAATCGGTTTCACTTATCACGCCCTTGGTTATCTGTGCGTGCATCCAATTAATACTTCTTAACTCGTTCATGTATTCATCAGCCCAGTTTCGTGTAAGGGAAAGATACTGCTTTGGTTGTCGCTCGATTCCGTCAAAGCCCTTTGTAGGATATGCATACGGATAACAGCGTCTGAGATGTCCGACAATTGAATGATATAATGCACTGCTTTTACTATAAAAAAAAACCGACAATCTATATCCTCTTGCCATATTTTAATTTTCTGAGCGTTTAATGAGGGTTTGTACACGTGCGGGTCTTCATCTGGAAGCAATGCGAATACGCACGCTATATCCATAAGTAACGCCTCGTCTGGAATGTCGGCAACTCGCTTCTTGAGTTGGTCGAATTTCGAGTAGGCATTAATAATACTACCCGTATTTAAGTCGGCTTCGATTTCCTCGAATGCCTTAACAAGTCGATTGCCTGTCAAACCCATTGATGCCCGATTTACGGCAAGGTCGGCAGGTATAACACGCTCGGCTGGTACGTTGAGCCAATCGGTAATCATTGACCAATTCGTACCGTCTGTGGATGTGTAGATGTTGGAGGTTATCATGATTGAATTTAATTATTTGGTTTGGCTTTAAGCGATTCATTCTCCGCCCTCAATCGGCTCACTTCTCTTTCGGCTATTTCAAGTTTTATTTGATATGTCTTTATAATCATTTGGTAATCCTCAAGTATTTTGTGTTCTCGCTCAAGTATATCAACTGATTTGCATAGCCTCGCTTCGAGGTCTTTTACTTTTTTGATATTGAATATGTCCATGATTGTTTAATTAATTTACACGTCAGCAAACTTACCCATTTTTGCGAA